TGACGGACAACGGCCGGATGCCGGAGCTTTCGGTCGTCCTTTTTGAAAAATACGATGAATTTTACGGGGGGAGTACAGGAATCACGTCTCCATCTTCCGTAAATCTGTATCTGTTCTGCACCGGTTTGATAGCTTCTTCTTTTGGATTCTCTTTGTTGTGGCAAACGTGGCAATCGTACTTGAGATTAGAAAAAGACAGAGTTATATCCGGGTTTTTTATATTGTCCGGCGATAACTCTGTCTTATGATGTACGATGTATCCTGGCTTCTGGTGACATGTTTCACACATGCCTCCGTCTATGGATTGACGGTACTTGATGTATGCGGCTCTACATCGTTTCCACTGCTTGCTGTTATAAAAACTTTTTGCAAATTCTCTTGCCATTGCTTTCTCCTTTTTAGGAGCGCTAGGGCAACCAGCGCTCCCGCTGTTAAAGCTTGAGGAAAATTACCCTGGTAAGTTTTTGGTTACTGTCGTAACCGATCAGGACACCAGGTATCGAACCTGGGCATTGGTATGTTTCGCCGCCTATACTGATGCCTTCCGTATATGTCCTGTTGCAGTCTGGTTTCCCAGACCGTTACACAAAGGAGTCTATGAATTGAAGTAGATGATTGCTCCATTTGTAATTATATCAGAGTCTTTATAATTTAGGTACTATGACATTCACTGACATTTACTGACATTCCATGACATTCGCTGACAACTTTATTTTGTCAACGGCATTTCCGTGTATTCTCATTACCTGTCTCTCAGAGTATGTCATATCCTTCGCTATTCTCTTCCAGTCCTTCCCACCAATGTAAATAAGTGTAAGGACTTTCTTTTCCTTCTGATCTTCAAGAGCATCTATTGCTTTTTCTGTTTCCTCATATATCTTTGACAGTTCTGTTTCTCTATTCTTTCTTTCTTCGACTGCTGCCAGGTACTGCTTCTCAATTGCCTGGCATCTCATTTCCTTCAACTCTGATTCTTTAATCCTTGCTTCTTCCACCTTTGCCTTGCAGGTTCTGTATCTTTCCAGATACTTAATCTTCCAGGCATTTTTCTTTTCTCTTTCCATTTTTCTTTCCTTTCGCTTTTACAAATATGCCTTTTTCCTTGCATTGTAAAGGAGTGCATCCCCTCATGTGTCCAGTCTTTCCGATATAGTCACATGTTCCCATTCCGATTGCCTTTGTATTTTGTATCAGGAAATACTTGCAGTACTGACATTGTTCGTATTTCAACCTGCATACATCATACTCGTCCATCTTCTCCCATGGAGTTTCCGGTGATATTTCCTTTATTCTTCTCTTCTTTTTCTTCATCTGGTCCTCCCTCCTGTTCTTCTTCATTCACCTTGGCTTCCAGCTTTTTAACAATTTCCTCTGCTCGCTTTTCTCCGATTCCTTTTACACTCAGCAGAACTTCTTTGATTTCTTTTGATGTCAGGCTTTTTCTTTTTACGGACTCTCTTCCCTGATCATACAGGTTCTTGCAGAAGTTGTTGAACTGCTGCCGATCCATCTTCTTCACTAACTCATATTGTTTTCGATTAATCCCTCTCTCTAAAACTATATTCTTTGACTTATTCATCTCTTTTTCCTTTCAGCTTTAATTCATCATAAATACTTTTTCCGCTTCTTTTATTGCCTGCTGTGTCTCTTTGTATTCGCACGTGTACTTGTCTCCAACCTTAAGTTTAATCCAGGAACATTTATTACAAGGAAATTCTCCTACTGCTTCTGCCTTTGCTTTGCACTCGCGGTAGTCGTTTACCATCTGCGGCGTAATCTTTAACGTCATCCTCATCCCATTTTTAATTCCGTAGTCATACCAAAGTGATTGTTTAAATCCGTTCGCATTTGGGTATCTCAATATCATCGAAGCTTTTATAGCGTCTTTTAAATTATAGATACTTGAACCCTCATCCGCATATGTCATAATGTTTCCATCTATGTGTATGATTGCTTCTTTGGTGATCACTCTCGGGGCATTTGGTCTTGGCCACTTCTTTCCTTCTTTCTCTGCCAATTCTGAAATCTTATCAAACTCTTCCTGATTCTGGCAGAGGATTTTCATTCCGTCTCTGAACATTTCTTTCTTCCTTTCTTGACTACTCTGGTCTCAGCCACTCTATACGCTCTTGATTCTCCAAGATTTGTGTCTGTCTGCAGATATCCATCTTCAATTAGCCAGATCACATGTCTTCTTGCCGCTTCTCTGGATATTCCCACTCCATCTGCGATTTCTTTCACAGATGGAGCATATGTGTGCTTATTTATGTATCTGACTATATAAGCGAATACTTCTTCTCGGTTCTCCAGTCCCATTACGGTTGCTCTATTCATATTTATGCCTTTCTTGCATTCCTGTGTTAATCGCTCTTTGTGTCCAAGTTGGACACGCCAGTTTCTATTTCTTCGCATCCTCCCATCCAGCATCTTCCGTCATCTTCTCTTGCGCAGATACATTTTCCACAATCCCCGTGGATATTGTGGATATATTGCTGTAAGGTCTTCAATGCCATAGTTGCTAATTCTTCTGTTATATCCAGATTCTCTGGCTTTGACTGGTATAATTCCATGAGATAGTTTCTTTTTGGTTCCTTGTCCCCAGATACCATTTCACGAATGTATTTATGCGGGATGTTGCAATTAATTGCATTTATAAGCATATCTCTCTGAGCTTCTGCGTATCCGCCTGCTCTATTTTCTATAATTGTTTCTCTCTTTACTTCGTTAAGCGGCATTACCTTTCTCCTTTCATTGCAAATCGTTTCTGGCCAATTCTGTTGTATTCGTCAAATATCTTTTGAAATTCTGTCTCCCATTCCTCTCCGTGTCCTGCTTTCTCTCCTGCTGCCACGTGGGCCAGCTCATGAGCAAATATCTCTGTTGCATCCTTGATGCTTAGATCTGCACTGATTGCAATTACAGGATCTTTATCTTTTGTAAACTGGGTGTATCCAAATACTTCTTTTCCATCTTCATCTTCCATTCCATCTTCGATGCAGGCTCTGTATGTTTTATCCGGATATAAATTTCGAAAAGCCTCATTCAGAATTTCAAACGGTGAATTTGCAAAAATCATTTTTTCTATTTCCTCCCGTATTTCAAAATTCTGTTCCGACATAAGTCCCAGTCTATCCAGATTGAGTCATTCTTTTTTAGCGCCGTATCCACGCAGTCTACCTTGTATTTGTGCTCAATTGCATAATTTCCGATGTATGATTGTCTGATTCTTTCCGCAGAACATTTTAATAATTTTGCGATTTCTCTGGCTGGAGAAGCATGAATGATAATCCGTCCAGTAGTTGCATCTTTGACTTCATATAAGTTCATTTTTTCTCCTTGTAGAATCTGCAATTTCGGCATTTCTGTCTGGTGGTTACGAATCTTCCTTTGATTATATTCATGTTCGGGCATGTTGGGAGGACATATACTGCAAGCTGGCCGATCTGTCCGGTGCTGTGTTTACAGGTCTTTGCTCTATTATCATCCATATTGTGTGTCTCCGTTTTCCTTTAATACTTCCTTATTCTCCTGTTTCGTGTAAGAATTTGAGTTACATGTATCATGTTCTCTGTATTTCTTGCGTAATTCATGCCTTTATACAAGCATTCTTCTACTTTTCTCATAGTTTCTTCCACTGTTTTATTTATTTCTTCGGGTTCAAATCTGCAGCGTATACGTCCTTTAAACACCTTGTTTAACACAGAGATAATCTCCGGTTTGGTATATTTCTTTTTCTCTGGCGTTTTATGATATTCCTTTCCAGAAAGTTTCATCCATTTTGGTGGATTGTTTCCGGTCATTTTCTTAAATAGTTTCTTTTTCTGTCTGAGATTCATGATTCTCCTTTCTGATCAAGTACTCGGCCACACCGATAACCGCAGATCTTATCGCATCCATAGCAACACTGTTCTTTGCAGATATCAGATAATTCCAGGTATGTATCACTTCTTTCGACCAGTTCCTGAAGCATCAATTCCTTTGCAGTATCTCTTGCCTTGCATCCGAAGGGAGTCATATTCTCACACTTCCACTCCAATTCAACCGAATCTGTATTGGTCTGCATTATTCGTCCTCCTAGTCTTGGTATGGCCCATCTGGACACTCAAGGCATCTGCAAATGATGTCTCCGTTTTCGTCTCTGTAATAATCTCCGCCATATTCGATACATTCATCACAGCAATCATTGTCAATGCAACTTTTACATGTCTTTTCCATGTTTATCCCTCCTTCGCTAATTCCGGATTGTCAAAGATGTTTCCGGTGACGATCACCTTTGTTCTCCAGTATCCAAGTTCTTCTCGCAGATATGTTTCGCGTAAAAAGTCTACATAGAATCCATATCCTAAATCATGAAATCCAAATCTTACAGGAGCGGTAATATTTTCATACTGAATAATGTCATTCTCCCAGATTCTATTTCCATTCTTATCTGTCAAGCCTGTGTATTGGCAGAGCGTTTCTGGATCAATTTCAATCTGTACCATCTGATTTGGGAGTCCCCAGTCAGTCATTCTCTCTTGCAAAATATAGTGATGTTCTGGTACTGGTTTCCGTTCATAGTCCTCTTTAAAACAATAGGTTGTTTCAGATATTTTGTAATAATATCCCTCGACCCATTCACCATTATCAATTCGCTTTGCCTTGAAAAGAATTTCTCTCATTCAGCTCCACCACCTTTCACGATCTGCATAACTGTCTTATATAGCGCAGCATTTCTTCCAACCAGCTTTGTTATGTATGTATCTAACTGCTCCACAACCTTGTCCACATCGAAAGCAGTTTTACTTTCTTCTACTGATAAAATCCATGCACATTTATCCATGTGATCAACGCATCTGTTCTTACCACAGTTTTCTTCACAAAATCGTTCTTTCAATTCATCTGCGTCTATTAATCTACTCATTTAATTCCACCGCCTTTCACAATTTCCAGCAAAATATCAATAAGTGCATCTGAACAATCTTCACTACATATTGTGTTTTCGTCATCATTGTATTTACATAATTTACAATCAAAATTTGCTCTTATATTTTCAATCTGCTCAATAACCTTGTCCACATCAAAAGCTGTCGGCTGCTTGCTAACACAATCAATAAACTCTTTCTGGTCGGAACTAATGCTTGTCCCAATCTCCCAAGTTTTAATGTATTTAATTAATTCATCAGCATCAATTAGTCTACTCATTCAATCACATCCCTCTTTCCTCATGATTTCTTTTATGCATTTCTCACAGTAGCAACCTTCCTGCCCCTCTATCTTGTATAAGAAGCACATCCAGTGTCTGTTCCAGATACCTTTATCTTCGCATCCTTTACAACTACTTTGCCCGTTTCCTTCGCAACGCATTATTTTTAACATTTATTTGGTCTCCTTATATGGTTCTGGAAGTGGCATCCAGGCAATAATACTGTCCTCCGCATAATATTGTGTTTCTTCCAAGCTATACCAGCCATGTCCAATTGGATGTCCTAGTACAGTTCTCTCGCAAGAACCATATCCTACCATACAAACTTTTATTCCGTTCTTAAACGTCACTAGATACGTTCCATCTTCTTCCGGCAGTCTCTCATCTACTGGAATCCAGCCATCATCTTCATCCTGTTGAATCATATCGAAATATTCGTTTTTCCATGCGATAACATTCTCAAGCGAATATGAGCTATATCCAACATTGAAATAATTATTTCCGAGTTTCTTATATTTCAGCGAATAATAAGGCTTTCCACCAATTACCCGGACAACAATATCAAGGTTTGTAACTTTGTTTTTCATTTATTATCATTCTCCTTATATGGATTCGGAAATGGTTTCCATGCGATAACGGTACCATTAAGAGTTGGGTATGCTAATTTCCATTTTCCGTCTGTTGTATGTGCTGTTTTCGTCAAAATAGTTCCATCTGCATACTTTACTGTAACTATGACTTCGTACGATGTTCTCTCAAACATTGATTCAGACCATTTATTTGTCCCTTTGAGTTTTGCAAATATAGAATCTTGTTCTTCCGGAAGCCTTTCTGTGACCGGAATCCAGCTAGTAGATTTTAAATGCTCAATAGTTTTATCCTGTTCCTCTTTCGATTCGCAATGTATTACAATGTCATAAGTATCATCATATACACTAAATGCTTCGTCTTCGTTCTGAATAAATGTCATTCCATCGCTCATACTTCCATTTCACTATCCTCTGGCATCTGAAAGACTAATGATTCTTTTACCATTTCCGCATACCCTTTCAACACCTTGATTCCAACTGATACACTATCAGGAGTTTTATAGCTTCCCGTGTATGCCGTCGTTGCCAATCCTGCGCTAGTGATTTTCGATGCTTCAAAATCTGCATATGCTTCTTGAATCATATCCAGCACCTTGATAGCTTTTTCTTTTGTTGAATAGTGTCCAATTTCAAAGATTGATTCTGACTTGCAGACGCAGATATTACGTTCTCTATTATCTGCATATTCTTCAGTGTCTACTGTGATTGTAAAATCGTTTAATGGTATTATCACTAATTTGTCCTGACTTCTGATTAACATTTTTGCTCCTCCTTACAGATAGTTCTTGCCAATTAGTTTCATAAATTCTTCCCTGCTGCCGGTCTGGTTCTCAAAAGCTCTCTGAGCTATCCTTTTGAAGTACAGGTTAACTTCCTTGCAGTTGTGTGCTGCTCTGGATCCTGTGCGGTGATGTTCCATGCAGAGATGTACTTTCAAGCCTTTTTCTTCTGATATGTCTCTAAGTCCGGATCCGAAGAATATGTGGTGCTCTTCTATGTTTCTCCGGCTCTGGCATATGTAGCAGGCCTTCGGGTTGTCTCCTGGGATAATGCTTCTTGAGTGATGTTTCCTTTTTTTCTTCCCCGGTGTTTTTGGGAACAATAATCCTTCCTGGTCCATGTTAGTGTCCTCTCAGAAAGGCGTTTAACATCTTATCCTTCCATTCCTGCTGCCCTCTCCACTTCTCGCAGGAATCGTCATCATCTACGAGGATTCCTTTCTGATCACAGAGACCGCAGTCATTATCGATACACGTTTTACATACTTTTTCCAATCTTGTCTCCTTTCCCCTTCCTGCGATCTGACAGGCTCACGCAGGAAGGAAATGAATCTATGTGAATTTTAGGGCACCCTTTTTTAGTGACCGAATCGGTCATTTCTTGTCGTTTAAACGGATTTCTAATTCTATTCCAGTTTCTTCCTTGAGTACGTCTACTATATCCAACCATGTGCAGTAGTCGCCTGCCAAGGATGTAGCTTTTTGTGTAAATCTGTCCTTGAATCTTTCTTTGTGTCCAAGTTGGACACACCATATTACATATTTCTTATGGCTTCATCAGTAGTCTAGTTCCATCAACGCCGCTATCACTTTCTTCTCATCTTTTACTTCCATTTCTTTGATGATATGGAGATAAACTTTCTGGGTAATTTCCGTACTTGCATGCCCGAGTCTCTTTGAGATGCTCTGTGTTGATACTCCTTTATACATCAGTATAGAAGCATGTGTGTGTCTTAAACAGTGCATGGTTACCTCTGGAATTCCCGCCGCTTTGCAACGTCTTATCAGGTGATCGTTCAATGTCCCGCTATAGAATTTTCTTTTAAAGTCGAACACTCTGTCTTCCGGTCTTTTGCCTTCCAACAGCGTCTTGAACTGCATTCCTGTTTTCCAGTCTATTTTGATTGTTCTTATTGAACTATTATTCTTTGTCGGAGCGAAATCCTGAGTATCTTTATAGTCAAACGACTTATCAATTGTTAATGTCATGTTTGGAAAATCGAAGTCTTCAACAGTCAGGCCAAGAATTTCTTCAAGTCTCATTCCTGTTTTTAATCCAAGTAAAATCATCCAGTCATAGCTTATTTCATCCGGTTTTAATTCCAGAACATCTATCAACTTTTCTGCCTCTTCGGCTGAAAGATACTTTTTTCTTTTCGGCTTCGGCTTTTTCCCTTTGACCGATATCTTTCGCGTTGGATTTCTTAACAGCAATCCTTCGTCTACTGCATCCAGTATCGCCGCTTTAAGCATATGATGAAAGCCTTCTACTGTGACTTTCTCATGCGTTACTGCATATTCATTTATTATCTTCTGATATTCTCTTCTATCCAAATCTTCAAGTAATAAATCTGGAGCTAATTCTTTTAGTCTCGCAGATGCCATTCTCCATTTTTTAAATGTGATATCCCTGACGGTCCCTTCCTTGTACTGACTTATCCATTCATCAAAATAGTTACAAAATAACTCCTTTTCTCGCATTCCTTTTTCCTCTCTTCCTAAATCAGCATTCCTTTCTTTCGTGGGGTACGGAATATCCGTTCCGGAGGATATTCTTTCATCCTTCTCAAAGGTTCCTGCAATGTATCTCCCTGTATCACAACTGCACTTATTCCAAGTAAGCTCAGCTGTACATAAGTCATGTATACCGCTTTCCAATCAAGATCCTGCGCTACCACTTTCATAGCTCTCTGGTAGTCAATATCTTTTTCCTTTATGGCTTTAGCAACAGCTATGATCATTCCTCCGCCTCCGCATGAAGGTTCATAAATCATTGCTGGTTTCTCCGGGCTTACGTCATCTGGTAGTGTGCATCCCGATATAGCTTCAGATATATGATATGGTGTAAAGAATTGCCCTGTGTTCTTATTTCCGCATCCTGCATCCATATATATTTTCCCAAGTACATCAGACATATTATTTTCTAATGCGTACATCAGCAAATCTGTCATTTCGCTGATTTTATGTGCATCTTGTCCGTATGGCCTTATTATCTTCAAATATTCATCTTCCCTTTTCTGCCAGGTTTTCCCTCTGAATATGTCCGAACAATTTGTGATGGCCAGTGCGGTGCATTTAACCCAGTCACAGAACACTTCATATGGTGATCTGCTGCCAGAGAGTTCGTTTATTCTTTCTACAATCTCTTTCTCATAATCCATGTCGCTCCTTTTCCCCTTTGTCATTTCAACTATTTATTCGGATTTCCAGGTCTATCCCCGTTTCTTCTTTGAGCGTGTCTATAATATCAAGCCATGTACAGTAGTCGTCTGCCAAGGACGTGGCTTTTTGGGTGAATCTGTCCTTGAATCTTTCAAGTCTCTTCTTCCCGAAATCAAACTCGTCTCTTAAAACCATCAGGCTCATTGCTAGCATTGTATCAAACGTCATGTTCTTGATATTCTGCGATCCTGCTGCCAGCTCCTGCCTGGTAAGGTTTAATGAAACTCCTGTTCGGTTACGGAATCTGACTTCTTTCTCCAGCTCTTCTATTCCTTTATCTTTCGCAAGGCGGAGGGCAAATTCCATGCCCTCTGTACGTCCTTGCATATACTGATCTAACTTACTCATTTCTGAATCTCCTTCAAGAATTCTACAAGTTCTGACTCACTGTTCGGATATTTGTTATATCGTGTATGATATGTCCACTTTGGCGCTCCGACAGCTCGATCTGGTTCAGGTCCTCCTACCAGGTGCATGTAATATGATTCCGTTACGCTTGATGTCCACCAGCTTTTATTGATTCCTAAATCTGGTTCGTATTCTTCTGCGATCAGACGTGCTCCATTCTCAAAGTCATATTTGTAATATTTGATTCCTGTATTCTTGTCTTCGTACCAGATGCCCCAATCCTTGTAGTTTCTTAGCCATTCCTTCCTCTGATCATTATTTTTCATGATCGGAAGCGGCACCTGTTCCGGCTCTTCTGCCTCTTCACCCTGGCAATCTTCAACAATATTCTTGATTATTCTCAGTCCGGCAACGAGCATCTGCTGCTGCATAAGTATCATGTGTGGGAATCCAGGCTCTTCTTCTTCGACTTTTATCATTTCCTTTAGCCTTGTTTCTTTTCGATAAAGGAAATCTGTAATCTCTGTATCTGTCGGAATTGGAAGATCTTTTAAGCAATCTGGCCAAGCGGCTGGAAGATCTGTATTTACAACATCTTTTACCGTTTCGGTAGTTTCGCCGGTATGGTCTTCCTGCTGCTTTTTGTCCGGCGTTTCTGCTGCCGGTTGGCAGCTCTTTTTAGTTTCTTCCAGTGCAACCGCATTCCACATACTCTGAATAGACTTAGCTAAATAGAACCAATCAAAATTTCCGATGCACTCTGCTTTTTCATTCCAGATTTGGACATATTCATCAAACAAATTTATCGATGCTACTCCTGTGCCTGTGCTAAAATGCCATTTCCTGCTTTGCCCGGCTATTTTCTTCTTTATTTCTTTTGGACTCTCTGAAACACTGATAACTCGTTTATGATAGTCTTCAATGAACCAATCTCTCCAGCTATGTATAAGGTGTTCTGCTGCATAATTAAGATATGCCGTTGCTTTTCCATCAGGTTTTTTAATTTCTACTTTGTATTCTTCCTTCTGTTTTGTCTTCTCCGGAGCGTCAATGGTGGTCATTTTAACCGGTTTTGGCTCTTTTCCATATTTCTGTATCAGGATATCCGCAAGATCATTCCAGTGAATTTCTTCTTCCTTGCTGGTACCAGGATTAAATACAATGCAGGCTTTTTCTGCGCGGTAATTTAGGTATCCGTTCTGGATTCTTGAACCGTTATAGAGGTCTCTCAATCGCATTGGCACCATCATCTTATCTCGGTTCTGGATGCGTTCCTGAAGACGTTTCTGTGCTCCATCGTAGAATCTCCTAATCTGTGTCTCTATGTCGATTGGAGTTGTATCTGCTTCCGGCTTTAACTGACCTGTGGCCTGTTCTATGCTCATCTGACCAGGAATGTTCTTTTCTGCATTTTCCTGCGCTAACAGTTTTTTTGCATCTTCCAGACTGAGCGTTCCGTCTTTCTGGAATAATTCACAAGCCAACTTCTGAAATTCCGGTGATAATTTAGATAACTCATATGCAACAGTGCCTCTGATCCGATTTTCTTTGAACTCAGACATTAACTGTTCGCATAAGCTTGTATGGATCGCATGATATCTTCCCTGCTGCCCGCCGGATACTCTTAAAATCTTCTGCACGTTATCTCGGATTCTTCCGGAAGCTTTCATTTCTTTCACGATTTCTTCAGTTCGGATAACTTCCTGCATCTTCTCCCAGTCGGTTTTTTCACGGTACAGGTTCGTCTGCATTTCGATCAGCTCTATGGCTAGATCTGTATCCTCTCCAAACTTGTCCTCTATTTCTTTTCTTGGAAGATACTGGCACTTCATCTTTCTGAATTCCTCGTGCCCTTCCTCGATCAGTTTGATCATTGCCAGACGTCTTGTATGTCCGGCAATCACATAATCTTTTCCGTCTCTGTTGTCGATTACTGCCGGCTGAAGCTGTCCGAACTGAAGAATTGACTCTGCCAGTTCATTGATCACCTGTGGAGAATAGAAATTATTGTTTGACGGCACCAGCTCATATGGATCTCTGTAGATTTCTTCTCCCTGGCTAAGTTTCGGTGCGAAGCTTCCAAGCGAATCGAATACGTTAAAATCTTTAGACATTCTGCTTTCCTCCTATCATTTCCAGATATTCTGTAACCAGTAACTCATAGTCTACAGAAGCTGCTGCCCTGGGGCTGTATTCTACTACCGGCATTTTTACAAACGTGCTTTTGGCTACGATAGGTGACGTTCTGATCACCGTTTTAAGAGTCGGATAAAACTTTCTAATGGCTTCAATTCCCTGTCTGTGTGCCTCGTTATATTTGTTGAATTTTGTCACGAAGCACTTAACTGTCTTCAGCTCTGGGTTCAGGTGAGTCTGAATCTTTCCAATCTGCTGCAGAAGTTCCTCCATTCCCTCTGTGGTGTTATCATCGATCTCAACCGGAATCAGGACGTCATTTGATGCTGACAGAGCATTGATCACGCTGATGTTGATGTCCGGGGGACAGTCGATCAGGGCGAAATCATACTGATTACGGACTAAATCCAGGGCTTTTTTGATTCTGTCATGCCGTGGTCTGAAGTTGTCCATCTCCACTTCTCTATTTGCATTCAGGAGTGTCAAGTTGGCGGTGATGATATCAAGATTTTCATAGTCTGTTTTCTTAATCAGATGCTCCATATCCGGGTTCTCCTCGGTCATGATACAGTTGATTCCGTCTCCGCTTGTCGTGCGTCTTCTGAATCCTCTTGATAAATCTCCCTGCTTGTCATTGTCCACCAGTAGGACTCTGTATCCTCTTTTCGAAAGAATATAAGCCATATTGTCTGTTGAGGTGGTCTTTGCCACTCCTCCTTTTAAGTTCATAATACTGATTACTCTCATATATTGTTCCTTTCCCGGCTTCTTGCCGTACTGTCTTTATTGTCTTATTCCATTCCCCAGCTGCAACCGTATCCTTCATGTATTCGCTCTGGCTGTGTGTTTAATGTGCAGTATTCCTTTTCTCCATCTCTGGAAGATATTCGATATCTGCAGTCTTTACAGAGAATGATCTTTCTGTATTTCTCAAGAAGTGCATATGCAGAGCTTTTTGAGAAATCATTAATTTCTTCATATTCTGCTTCGATTTCATCTACCTTTTTACTCATCCGGCATTGGTCGCAGTACTGATCTCTTTCTTCCTGTGTCAGCTGCAGATTGTTACAGAAGCAGATTTCGTCACATATGTACGTTTCCAAACTCTCAAGAATGTTTCCGATTCCTTCGTCTACGTTCTTTCTCGGCTTGGAGCATCCACTCTGGTTTTCCTTCGACTGGTTCATCATCAAACCATATCCCTCCCTGTTCGTCTTTGTAATATGTAAACCGGATACCGGATTTAATAATGGTACCCAGGCATTCCATTGTTCGCGGATCCTGTTCTGGTCGCAGGCTCCATCCGTGTCCCCATAGTTCTTTCACATCCACGCTTCTCAAACTCCTCTTGCAGCCATCCGGAATAACTGTGTTTTCCAGATCTTGCAGACAATTTATGTGCTTCCGGGAGAGCATGTGCGGCTGCATATACTCTTTCCCATTCTTCTGCATTCTTAATCGGTTCTTCTTTTACGTCTTTCCATCCGGATCCGGCCATTTCTTCCAGTTTTGGAATCCTGCTGGCTACATACATGTCCCTCGTATGAATGCAGATCTCGGATGGTACCGCCATTCGTTCCAAAGCTTCTGCCAGTGTGGTCAGAACAGTTTGATGATAGGTTCCGTGAATGTGTCCGAATCCCTCTCTGGTTTTTTCCTCACTGTTGATTACTGTTGAGAGGACATATCCACATTTTCTGTTTGTAGTGCCCTGGAAGGTACTGCTGGTTTCAATGTATATATCTACTTTCTTCAATGTCTCATCTCCTCTCAAATTCTTCTGTCTATCTTGACTTTATGTCTGACTTCATCAGCGAAGGAACTTATCCTGATTATCGTGTAATGCCGATATTTGTATCCTGTCTTCGGATTGATTCCTTCATGTATCTTTGCAATGTAATATCCCTTCTTTGGCTTCGGCTCCTTTGGCCATCTCACAAGCTTCTGTACTTTAGGATCTGGGAGCGGCATATTGCGGGACGTGTTGTAACTTGCATCTGAAAGTCTTGGCTTTGCATAAGTCCCGTCTTTTTTCTTTTCTCTGGTGTTTTCATCTTTTGTTACGTAATTGGCAAGCTTTGTAAAGTCTTCATCGTAAAACTTACTTCTCTTTATTTCGATATGCCATGTTCCGCCCTTACTCCAAGCTCTTCCTAAGATGCTGGCCGTATCTTCAATCTTGTTGACAATGATATGAATGTGCCATGCTCCCTTGGTTCCCTTTTCTATATTCCTGATCCAGAAAAGTTCATAACCCCTTTTTTTGTATTCTTTTCTCACTATCCGGATTGCTCTTTGGAAATCTTTCAAGGCTTCATCCATGCTCTGTGGTCGATTCTCCACTTGATATTCCCAGGTAGCCCAGATATCATCCGGTGAGAAATACTCTAATAATCTTTGCCGGGCTCTTTTTGCTTTATTGATTGCATTGGCTTTTTGCATATCCTCTTTTGTGGGTTTCTTTTTCTTATTCCTTTTTTCGCCAGGAGCGCCATAATTCCCATCATGGAATTCTTCTACATCTATTACGTCTCCATGTCTAAGTTCGTATTTTTTTCTCTTCGTAGCCATGTATCTGGTCCTATCTTTAATATCTTTATCAAGTCCTAACAGGGGTTCATGTCCCCCCTCAAAAAGAGTTAAAAATACAGCAGGTTCCTCCCTGCCGAATTGACTTTTCGGCGCCTTGGTGTTATACTTGTTGTATGTCAATTAACCCAAGGCGCTAAGCCTGACCCATGTTTCCAGCATGGGTCTTTTTTATTTCTTAAAAATAACTTCTGTGTATGCCCTTGCAGCTGCTTCGGTCATATTTGAGTTTATTTTCCCGGTTTCCATTTTGTAGTCTAATCTTTTTTTGAATTTTCCTGCCATAAGAGCTGCTTCTGGATCAGCTTTTTTCCAGTGCTTCCGTAATCATATGTAATGCGACTAATGCAAAAACTTCGTCAGCCGCCGGAATAGGAGACAAGATGCTCTCCAGCTTGCCTACCCACATCTGTATTCTTTCAGTGTAGAGTTTTTCCTTTTCCTGACTGTTCTCTGCCTTTAATATCTTTTCGGTAAATTCTGCATATCCGTTAAAATCTGTCTTTAACATTAATTTTCCTCCTTGACTTTTTCTCTTGTTTTTCTTATACTTGTCTTAACTTATCTTAATTAATTATTTAAAGGCTCTCACGTTGGCGGATGTGAGGGCTTTTTTAATTCTCTTAGCCAGCTCCCGAATCCAAATCAAAATCAGCAGCCACACAATGCTGAGTGTCATTGTTGCTATAACCAGTTCTGCTTTGCTGTCCCAGGTCCATACCGGAAGGAGGGATGTGATGTAGCCGGCTATCATCGATATGATCACGTTACGTTCCATGCCGTTTCACCTCCTTCCTGTCTTTTTTCTGATTTCTTCCAGCTCTTTCTTTACGTCTTTCCCGCTGTACTCCGCCAGAAGTTTCTCAGATATGTTATAAGTCCAGACTGTGGACATCTTAATAGCAGTCCCGATCGGGAGCTTTTCCTGTTGCATCGCCACCCGGACGAATTGTGGCGATGCATTAATGATTGCCGCTGCTTCTGCGGTCGTGATTCTTCCTACGTTCATATGTATCTCCTTTACTGCAGTTCATGGACATTTGTAATGATTGCTCCGAACGCATCCGGAAGCGCTGAACGACGTGTGATTAGAAGTTTGATTTCTACTTTTCCGTCCTCTTCTTTTCCAAGATAGATGGCTTTTTCATCTTTTCCGATCAGGTCAAGGTCTGCATCTTCCAAATTTGAGTGATATCCGGCTTTTGTCATATACGCATCCAGCTCTCTGAGCGTGAAGTGCTTATTCTTAATTTCATTTCTGATTTCTTTGACTGATTTCATTGTTTTCCTTTCTTCAATCCCATTTGATACTGTAGTCTCCTAAATTCACGACGAGTGTTCCTGTTTTTATGAGCCGCATCGTTTTTTGGTCATATTCCTCGATGCTATATTCCGGAACATCCATCGTTTTTACCTCTCCCAGCAGGATATCAAGCCAATTTTCAATATCGTCTTTTTCCGGATCTCTATATATCCCGGTGCTCTTTCTCATTGGATCCGGAGAAATTCTTTCAAATATTGCAACTTTACTTATATCTACAACTCCTGTTACGTATGCAAGTCTCTCTTCCGGAGTACACGAATCATCAAAGAAACAGAATCCTATAGCATTAGAATTTCTCTGTTTTTCTCTCCATATGGTTTTGTTATGCAGCGTTTCTCCACTTAGGTATCTTTCGAGTTCCTGCTGGGACATAAACCTTACATATTTCATATTCATCCTGCTTTCTTCTGGTCTTTATCCAATGATCCGCATACGCCGATTATGACTCCCAGCACCATCTTCTGGTCTCCTTCTGTCAGGTAAGGTGCCATTTTCAGAATATTTGCTAAAGGGTCATCTGTTAATGTGATTTTTGGCATATTCTCTGTCATGTCTTTTATCCTCCTTTTATAATTTCTTTATGGTTTTTTAATCATTCCATCGGCAAAATACGATTGATTATTTTTCTTTAAAACTCTATTCTGTAAGTACAGAACAGGTATCGTTCGAGTACATATAGAAAGGAGCGTCTGAATGCTTACTAAACAAGACAAACAAATCTTATACGGTTTATATTCCGAATATATAAGCCGCCGTAAATCTGGTTTATCTATCCCTAAAGCCAGTAATTTTGTTTCCGGAAGATCTGTCCATGAGAATTTCTTCCCAGAATTGTCTTACGAAGATGTAGACTATTCTTTGAGAAATCTCGGAAAATGCAACTATTTAAAGAACATGTATGCCGATAACGAAATATATTGTTGTACGCTTTCCAATGATGCAATTTCCTACATGGAAGATCTTCCTAAAGAAACATTTTTATCTGTAGCTGACTTTGTTTCCAAGTTTATTCCTTGGTAGCTAAGTCCCAGTCGTCAGCTGTCAAATCATCAGCTGTCGGGTTCCAGCATCTTGATGGCTGCTGTTTTTCATTTACGATGTAACAGCAGTCGCTGGAATCTGTTGGAAAAACCTTGAAGCCGAAGTCTTTCAAACTGGTTCTCGTGATAGGTTTCTTTTCTTCCAGTGCTTTCTTTACCGCTTCTGAAATTTTCAATGTTCTCACCTCGCTCTCTGTTTCTTTACGACACATTATAGTGTCTTAAAACAACTTTGTCAATACATTTTTGTGTCTTAATTCAACTTTTCTTATTGACATTCGATATTCTGGGTGGTATTCTTGTCTTAACGAGAATGGAGGTGAGTAAATGACACCAGGTGAGCGTGTCAATGCAGTTCGTAGGACAAAAGAAATGACAATGGAACAGTTCGGTGAAAGGATTGGTATTCAGAAATCGGCTATTTCAAAAATAGAAAAAGATAAGGTGAACCTTTCCGATCAGACTGTAAGATCTATCTGTCGTGAATTTGGCGTGAATGAAGTGTGGCTCAGGACCGGCGAAGGCGGAGATAAAAATATGTTCACAAAGGTAAGTGACGATGATCGGTTTTCTCTTAATTTAGGAAAACTCAGTAAGTCAGAAAATGAGATGGCAAGAAATATGTTGAATGCTATTGCAGAAGCTGATCCGGAGAAACTAAAGATTATAGAAGACTTCATGAAAGCTTGTCTTGGGCTAAAATAAAAAGAGCTGGCCTAATGGTCAGCTCCGGTGATAGTAATCAGAAACAGATATATTCTCCTAAGAGTGGATTCATCTGTTATCTCGTCTACTATCTTCTTGATTTGTTCCTTATATTCTTCTTTTTCCATCCTTATGTACCCCCTTTTTCTTATTATACTACTGGAGGTTTTTTGGAAAAAGATGTCAGGGCAAATCGTCCAGCATACTGGACACTTATTTGTATTCGGATTCGTATAGATCCGAAATCTTGACTTCCAGTGCAATAGCAATCTTTTCAAGATTTTCTAATGTAGGTGAATACCTTTCGTTCATGATATTGCTGATAGTGGACTTGGGTATTCCTGCCATTAACGATAGTTGCCGCACTGAGATGTTTTTTCTGTACATGATATCCCCAAGTAGAATCTTCATGTACATATTGTACCCTATTAATTTTGTATTATCTATGGGAATACTTTCCATACAATCGGAGTTCTATGAAAAAGAAACAGCTTATAAGCTTTTTGGGCGTTGTCGTCGCATTGGCAGCGATTAGTTTTGTAAGTATTGAACATGATAAGCTTACAGGGGCAGATAAAATAGTATCTACCTTTAATAACAATTATCTATCAATTCCTTATGACATGGAATTGAATGGTAAAACAATCGTTTTAAACGATATCCAGTTATACCAACAGAAAACTGAACACGGTTATATTCCTGTCGTTCTTACCACGGTTGATGTAAGTGCCTTAGATGAAAATGATATATATTGGATGAATCAACAGAATTCTTATCAAATTTCTTGTTCCTGTGAATCAACCAAAAATAATATGGACACATCGTATAGCTTGTATAAAAAGTACGAAGAAGGAAATCTCTGGACATATATTTTTTACAGTCCATATAGAGAATATAAATCTGATTTCAATGATAACTTGGAGGTTACTATTTGTGTCAACCTTATCCAGGACGATCTCATTCCAAATACTAATGATCATCAGGAATATGGATACAATTTTTATGTAAATCAGTACAAAATGGATATTGCACGTCCTGTTAAAGATATTTCAGAATTTCCATCTGAATATTCAGATATTTTTAATGATATTGCAGACAGTGAGGATTCTGCGTCTCTGGAAGCCTCTACTTCTGCCGGCTTAGATATGATAAGCAGTGATTCTGACTATCAAGATATGTTAGATTTTTATTATAACAAGTTCTTCAGTTTAATGTCTCCTATGAGTGATAATCAAATCATGGAAACAACTGACCACGCTCAACGATTAAAGGAAATTTCTGATACAATTTCAAAGCTTGATAAATCTTCTGACGAATTAAAAGCGTATTTTAAAGAATTTGATAAGCATCGAACCACTCCTCCTATGGGGACAAGAATTATGGATTTGTTCTATAATGCCCAGTTTGCAGTTAATGATTATAAAATTGCCATGTGGCATCTTTATGATGGATTAGTTGATGATAATTCAAATGACATTGAACGTTCCAGCGAATATTTGAATAAAGCAAGCGAAGAAATACAGGCTTTCCATAAAACGTATCGAGAAGAATCAAATAAATAATAAAATTAAAAAACCGCCCCTGAATTAACAGAGACGGCTTTTAAAGAATTTTTGCAGTTGTGAAAAACTATGCTCAATTCTTTCCTGGACAGTTAGAATTATAGCATATTTTTTCACACCTGCAAAGGTGTATTTTTTATACTCTTTTTTAGAAAGGTGATGCTATGAAACTACCAAATGGTTTTGGATCCGTATATAAATTAAAAGACCGTTTTAGGCGAAGGCCCTGGATGGCAGTTAAAACAATGAAATGGAACATTGATGAGGAAGGTCAAAAAACAAAGCAGGTTCGAAAGACGATTGGCTTTTTTGCCACGAAGCAAGAAGCTATCGCTGCTCTTACCCATTACAATGAAAATCCTTATGATCTGGATGTCGAAAAACTCACTTTCTCTGACGTGTATGAGAAATGGTCTTCTGAATACTTCGCCACCATCGGCCCTTCCAGTGCCAGGACGGTAACTGCTGCCTACCGGTATTGCAAACCAATCTACGATATGCGCATGAAAGATCTTCGCGTGGAGCACTTGGAACAGACGATCAGGGACGCAGATGTCGGCGCCAGTACCAAGAGCAGAATAAAGAGTCTTTTTAACCTCATGTATAAATACGCTATGCGGCACGAGATTGTTGATAAAGATTACGCTCAACTCTGCAATGGTGTTAAGCGTGAATCTCCGCAGATCATACGTGTTCCTTTCTCTGATCAGGAGATTGAATCGCTCTGGCAGCACTTAGAAATTCCTTTCGTGGATATGATTCTGATCGGGATTTATTCCGGATGGCGACCGCAGGAACTGGCAGTACTCAAGATCTCTGATGTCAATCTTGAAAATATGACTTATACCGGCGGTCTTAAGACTGACGCCGGAAAGAACAGAATTGTTCCAATTCATTCATCAGTGACCGAATTGGTCATTAAAAATTATGATCAGGCTGTCCGGATGGGAAGCGAGTACCTGTTTAATGACCCGGATGGTCAACAGGGGGCTCACCTGACATATGATAAGTACCGTGGTCGCTTCCGTAAGGTCATGTCCAGGTTGGACATGGATCATAAACCACATGATACCAGGCATACTTTTATTACTAAGGGAAAAGAAGCAGATATGAATGAGTACCTGCTAAAAATGATCGTCGGCCACGAAATCCGAGATGTTACCGAAAAAGTGTACACTCACCGTACCATCGAAGACCTGAAAAGCGAAATTGAAAAAATAAAGAAATGACATCCTGCGGTAGAGCTTATCTACCGCTTTTTTTCATGTCAAAAAGTGTTAGCTACGTGTGTTAGCTACGTGTTAGCTACGTGTTAGCTACGCAAATTTTTTTGTGCTTTTTGAGACTGTTTTGTTCTAAAGTCATACCTTTTATCTCCACATAACAAAAGTGCCGCAAACCCTTGAGTTTACGGCACTTTCAACGCGCTTACACTTTATTTTCTTTTATATGAATTAGAACTTGCCAGCTTTAGCAGCTTCCTCAATGGAAACTGAAACTCTCTGTTTTTCAAGCATTCTATGTCCAAATGTTAGCTATGTGTTAGCTATTCATATATTTGAAGAACGTTTCGTGTTAATTCAGTTATTATATTTCTACATATAGATTCCCTCTTCCTTCTTTGTAATATGCAATATATTTTTATTTTAAACTTTATACTTTTTTTCTTGACGCATCACTCATTGAGTGGTATTATAATATTAGAAGCAAAGAAGAACATAAAGTCAAGGAGGAAAAATAATTATGGAATTAAACACATTGTCATACGTCCTCGGAGCAGAGAACACAATTGAAGCTAGCAAAGAATATTATTTCGGTCAGCTCTGGGATGGAAACGGGGACGGCGAGGAGCTTCTCGAGTCCGAAGCAATCGCCGTATATCAGGACGGCGAGGAATATATTGTTGACTTCGAAATTTTAGAATCTGCGGAGGATATTTTACAGACCCGGGTTAAGGTTATCGGGATTAACTAGGAAGCACCTGACAAGGTGTGAACAGAAACACAGAACGGCGTTTTACGTGCTGGAAAGCATCAATCCAGATGAAGACGCGCCCGATCACTACGACGGAGACATTGTGAAGCGTTGGAAATAAAAAGAAGAAAGAAAGGAACAATATGAACATCAAAGAAATTAGATTGATTTCCGGGTTAAGCCAGCAGGCTTTTTCTGATAAATACAAAATTCCCAAAAGAACAATTGAAAACTGGGAAGGCGGTAAAAGAAATCCGCCTGAATATGTTACTTTGTTGCTAGAAAGAGTTGTTTTAGAAGATGCTTCCGGGAACTGATCCCGGAAGTTTTTTTTGATTTGTTCTTTTATAATTTCTTAAAGCTACCTGCTGCTACATATTCTCTAACGAATCCTTCTGTCGGATGCCCGAGTCGAACAAGGTAGAATTTCTTTCCGGCAGAGTCTTTGATAGTTGCTCCTTTGATCACATCCACCAAGGTGTTCTTTTTTATCTTCGGCCATAGGGTTGATTTTGTCTTGCCGGCATCTACGAACGTTTGGGCGTCTTTGCTCATTCTGGCTACATATGCTACCTTTTCGGTGGTTATTGTAGTAGTACTGTTGGAGCTACTTTCCTGGTACCGCAGGATACAATTCCAAGGATAATTCCGATAGCTCCGGACCAGAAACTCCTTTCCTGTCTGATCTCCCGGCTTGCCGCCATGAGCGGTACCTTTCTCATTGATGCTGGATTCTACCTCTTTTCCATTTCCGCAGTACATAGCTACATGATGTGCTTCATTTAGCAGCACGTCGCCACGCTTTAACCCTGTCCCGGTTCCTCTGTTGACAGAAGCGGTAATATCTTTGAATCCGTTCTTCAGGAACACATTCTTCATATCTCCTGTGTATGTAGCACCACCAGACTTAACCGGAACTCCGGCGTTCTGCCATGCTTGGATTACAGCAGAAGAACAGTCGTAATCTCCTTTTTCTCCCCAGCGGTAGTCCTGATCGTAACCATGGGAGTCATCTTTCGCCCATGCCTCCATCTGCCTTATTGCTTTTTCTGTTTTTGTCATTTCAAAATCTTCTTCCTTATCTGCGCTATCAGCATATGTATGAATCATGTTTATGACAGCTTTCTGCCTGCCTGTGTAATCTCCTACCTGATTCGGAGTCGGGTCCGCAGGATCCTGACACAGTGTTGCGTAAATCTTATCTGCGGTGTACGGTTCCGGAGTCTTAGATAAAATTCTTTTTAGTGCATCAAAGCCGCCCTGGTGCAGGATATTGATACATTCCATCATGACAGAATCTTCCATGGTTCCATATGCTTTTTCAATGATTGGAATATAAGCTCGTATTTGATCTTCCATGTACTGATTCTGGCATTTCTTTCCGAGATCGGTGCTGATGATGCTGATAATGCACTGTCCTTTCGCAGTTCCTGCTGTCACAGAGTATGTATCCCAGTTCTTCATCAGAAGGTCTTTTTCCAAGCCTGCAGTGTCCATATCCTTGAACAGCTTCGGGTTGGCTCTCTGGATCCTGTGTAACAGTTCCTTTGCTTCTCCTGCGTACCACTGACCCGCCCCGATTGTGATTGCAATCTCATTGTCGCAATTTGCCCCTGCACCAGCGAAGCAAGAATAGTCCTGCTTGCCATATACCTGATCTCCGGATTCCACTGCATACAGAATTTTTCTCAATACAGTTATATTTTGCTTGTCCATAAGCATTTCCTCCAAAAGGGATGATTTCTCATCCCCCTATTCGTCTTTGTTTGCCTGTTTTGCAATCTGGTTCACGTATGTAGAAAGTCCGGCAATCAGGATGCCCTGTGTGATCGCCGTGAAGATTGCCATTGCAATATCCTGTCCGGTACCGCAGGTGCAGGTGGCAAATACATAGATTGCACAGATTGCGATGCTGATTCCGCCAAGGATGAGCGGGATGTACTTATCTTTTACTGCCTGTGCCTGTTTTAATGCCATTCCCACGAAATATAATGCAATTGCTACTACGATGAGTTCCGGTTTTACATAATTTGTGATCTGTTCCATAATCATTCTCCTTTTCTTTTAATATGCAATTCGTCAATTTCCTGTTTCATTTTAGTTACCATGCCATTTCCACCTAACGCATGATAGGCATCATACATTTCGCAGAAATTCTGGTATGCATAAGAAGGGATATCTCCCAGTTTCATGTACTTTGTATGATACTCGATCAGCTGAGTGCGAAGTAGGAGCATGGTTCCTTTACTATTTGCATCCCGGTCCTTTTTCTGATTCTTCAGGAGCCACACAATATAACCCAAAAGAACCGGTAATACAATCGTATATGTCTGCATGAGTATTTCTTTCACTGTTTCACTCTTTCTCCGGTTGCGCCGGTGCAATTTCGAATAAAATAAAAGAAGTCTTTCGGCTCCGCTCTGATTCTTCTAATTCTTTTATATTCCATTAAACTGTTTCCTCATTTTCTGCATCTGCGTATGGTCTACAAGCTATCTCCGTTAAATCCAAATTGTTTTGAATTTCCTCTAACGGCTTCTGATGCTTTATTGTTATGCCTATTTCCTTTAGCCGTTCCTCTGTTTCTTTTTCTCTCAGTAAAAGATCGTAAATGGAGGACCATAATTTGCTGATTATCTGTAGCTTCGTCATTTCTTTTCTTCCTCCAGAAGTTTTCTGGTTTCTTCTCGCCAGCGTTCTGGAACTTCGTCGATGGTTCTCTTTTTCATTCTAACCTGTAATTCAAAGAATTTAGCCATTACACAGCACCTCCGCTAAGTCTGCAAGTCCGCTCTCCAGAGCATCTATTCTTTCTTCTAGTGTAGGAGAGCCGTCTTTCATTTCTTCAACTATCATCTTTGTGTTCGCGCGTGAAAACCAGACATCAAATCTGTTTTTTATCTCCTCTTCTGTTACGGTTCCTTTGTACCGACACTGGACTTCATCGCATTCCCAGGCGGTTGTGGTAACCGGTTCGCCATCGTGTTCCTCTTCCTTCTCTACAAGTTCTATGTTCTTGCGAAGAATGATATCTGTTCCACTGTCAACTGTGTGGATCTCAACCGCAGGCGGCTGTGATAAGTAGGATTCTCTTCTCATTTTCTATCTCCTCTCCATGTTTTCTTGTGCTGTATGCACAGAGATTTCTTAGTTTGTCAAAATTGTACTTCTCTCGGAATTTCTCACTGTTACTGTGTTTTACCCATCCGTTGTATGCCATAATCTTCGCTGCTCGCCACCAGGGGATAAATTTGAACTTCTCAAAATCTCTCCAAGCTCTCAGAACCTGTCTCCGGATTCTACGGAATACTCTGGCACGTATGATCGTGTAACGTCTCCGGATCACATAGCCCATCATGTCTACACCGGGTGTTCTTTTCTTACTGCCGGAGTGTCTGGCTTTTAAGTTTTCCTTTTCTTCTTCGAAAGAGGAAACATAATAAAACTGCCAGATTCCTTTGATTTTTAGTCCGAACTTGTCATGCGCCCAAGCGGTTGCTTTCTTCATGGCTTTTCTCAGTTTCGATATATCTCCATAAATTGTAAAATCATCCGCATAGCATACGACAGCATAAACAAGTCTGTTTCGTTTTTTCCTGCGTATCTGTGCCTGTTCGTAGATGAACCTGAGCACATAGGACATTATATAGTTAAATAACCATGCTGGAAGATATCCTCCTATGCAGAGGTGTCCTCCCGGATAATTCGCCATAAGTGCTTCCAGGAACCATAATAGAACCTTGTTTTTGCCGATGTCACGTTTCAGCATGTCCATTACTACAAGTATCGTAACTGAAGGGTATGCTTTCGTTACATCTCCCTTCGTCGCTGCTACTTTTCTGTGGAATTTCTTCCGGAGAAGGCGCTCTATCTTTCTCTTTCCGGCTACTCCGCCTTTATTTGGGATACTTCCGTACTGGATAGGCAAAATCTTCGCCCGAAACAGAGGTCTTAATGCCCGCACGGCCATGTATTCATAGATCTGTTGCTCTGGAGATTCCTGACAGATATCCCGGAGCTTGTGGGTTAATCCATCAACTCTCTGGAACTGACGGATAGGTTTTAACTGCAGGTCTCGGTTTATGATTCTCTGCGTTAATATCTTTGCTACTTCTTCCTCTGCTTTCAGGATCCGGTTCATGTTACCAGTCAGCCGGTCCTCGGCAATTTCTTGTTTTGTGATCATGCCGGTTCTGCAGAGAAGTTTTTGAAAGTCGTTCCTGCTTTTCTTGTTTCGAAAGCAGTCTATGACTGCATATTTATTGTCTCTCCAGTCTTCTATGTTTATTTTTGCTGGTTTACAGTATGTTTTCATCTGGTTACTTCCGTGACTTTCCCTTTCGGTACTAGCCTCGCTGGTTTCAAGTTATTTTCACGCATAAGTGAGGATTATACAGTGCAATGATCTTAAATACTAATAATCGTACCAGTTGCTCCGGAGGAGCCGTTCCAATTCGCTGTGCTAGGACCATAACCGGAATTACGGCACGGGACGCCGGCATTACCGCCGTTGTTCAGGTTGCCGAAGACCCAGGCGGCCCGCACCCCAGAGGACGCGGGTTCGCAGTTGAAGCCAGCTCCAACACACCGTATAACCCTTATTATTTTATCTTTTGTATTTGTAGTCTATGAGGGGTTGGCTACCCCTCTTGCTTCGCAATTCACCCCGCCTTAACCCTCGGAACCAGGTGCTCCGGAGGAGCCGCTCCAACCCGCCGTGCCAGGACCATAACCGGAATCACGGCACGGGACGCCGGCATTACCGCCGTCGCGCAGGTTGCCGAAGACCCAGGCGGCCCGCACCCCAGAGGACGCGGGCACGCAGAGGAAGCCAGCTCCAACACCGACTCCGCTACCGCTTGCGTCGGTGGTTTCCGGCCACATCACGTCATCATTGATTGCGTTGTCAGTGATATATTTCCAAATCCAAGATGCTGTTCCCTGCGGGAATTTCAGTGTTGGAACGTCCATCTTTACATAATCATTCGTGATCTCCGATGATACTTTCGACTGATCATAGCATTTGAAGCAGTCAAAGGTATAATTCCCATCTGCATCTGTTCCCCACTGCCAGAGCTCATCAGAAACAATGATGTATGATCCATGCATGAATTCCACGCCCTGGAGCATTCCTGGTTCTTTTCCGTTCTTATAATTGTAACGGCTTCCATCTCGTCCTTTTACATTATCGTTCCATCCGGAATAGTATGGAGAAGTTGACATATAGGTACTGCCGGCAGTTGTATTGAAGGTCATTCCATCATTATCAACATATACTGCAGAGTACACGGTATCGTTAATAGTTACGTCCTCAATTTTTGTAATCAGCTTGCCATCAAAGATGGAATAATTGCTTGCAGTGTTTCTGTCTGTTCCGCTCTGGATTCCCAGCATGATTGCAGAACCAACAAAAAGGTTTGCTGCCTGAGCTTTTGTCAGGATAATACGCTCTACTCCAGTTTCACTTACTGCTACGGTGTACTGGAAGTTATAGTTTGTACATCCTTCGATTGTTCCGGAATTTCCTTTTTTACCATATTTCAATCGCATCATGATATCTAAGAACTTCACTAAAGAACCAGATCCGCCACTGTACTGCTTGCCTCTGGTTCTCCATTTCGCAACTATATTTGTATGTGAGGTCCTGTTTACAGGTGCCAGACCGGTTCCGCATGTGATCAGGCCGTCCTTCATGCCGCCTGGATACTTTGGATGAGCCATGTACTCATGTATTTTTCCGGTACGGTCCTTTCCTTCTGGCCAGTGTTTATAACCTTCTGCTTCTTTGCACTGCATCTTCAGATACTTGTATTCAGAATCTTTCCATTCTCGTTTCCAGGTATTTTTCTGCAGTACCCAACAAAGGTGCTCTCCGGAGCGAACGTCATCAATACTGTCGATGTGCTCTACATAATAAATCACATGTGATCCGTCTGCTTGTTTCTCTGCAGATACTTCCAAGCACCAGAACTGCGGCAAATGATCAAATGGATCATTACCTGCAACTGCTTCTGTAGATGGTGTACACACCAGACCGGCAGAATCATCTGTCAGTTCTCCGATCATGGATGTGCTCTTTGCATACAGCGGAGTTTTTACACCATGCACCCGGTTGTCTACCAGGACGTTTCTGAACCATCGTTCCAGCATGTCAGACTTGCTATAGGTGTCTGAATCATACTGACTTTTCCACCATTCTGCAAACAGAGTATCTACTTCCGCTTTTGTTGTAGCTACTGCCACCTTATCCTTATAGATCATGTCGATAACTGCTGCCTTTTCCTCTGCTGCTTCTGCTTTTGTCTGATACTTATCATCCGCTTCTGTCTCGGTAAGGTAATCACCCTTCTGCTGGTATCCTTCTTTAATTTCTGTCTTAGTTACGTAATCTCCTTTGGGTTGGTATTCTTTTTCAGCATCTTCTTTTGTCAGATAATCTTTCTTAATGTCATTAACCTGTTGTTTAACATTGTTCCATTCATCTTCAAAAGACAGTGGATAATTAAATGCTGTGTATCCGTCAAGTTCATCGGAATTGACGCTGATATTTGTAGTCGTGTAATATGTTGTAAGTGCTTTAAATGCGGTAATTTCTTCCTTGGTGAGGTCGGTTTTGACAGGAGTATTACGAACTATATAAATAACGTGATTATTAGATGATAAAAAATTACGCCATTCCTCTACTGTCATTTCATCAGTATGGGCATAAAATCTTATCTGATTGTACCAAGTGTCAAAAGTTCCGTAATGAGACGTTAGTGATTCATATATGGCTTTATCACATAAAGCACCTGCTATATTTGCATCAGCAAAAAATTGGAACACGCCGTTTCTGTTTCCACTTCGTTCGCTTAAATTCCAATTTTCGGTACCATTGAGAACTTTTTTCTCAACCATCCTCACCAACTTCCCACGTTCCACATCCACATAATCCGCAATATACTGTTGACCGTCAATTGTGACGTTACCACCTGCTGATACAGGGATTGCATTCAATGTGTATGGGAGGGTGACGGTCTGTTTGTGGTAGGGTTCGAAATCATCGTAGGTGGCATCTGGGTATAGGGAAGCATCTACGATCATTGGTTTGAAAAGAAGGTTGTTACAATTAATTCCAGTATTTATTCTAATTCTTATGAAAAAATTTTCATCAGCTTTTATATTTTTACCATCACCTGTATCATATCCATAAATCAAATTATTAGTTCTTGCTTGTAATTCGTAAGACGCATCATGAGCTCCCCCAACTGGACACCCTACAAGTCTAAATGAACTACAAGACACGTCCTGTGCAATATCAAATGTTGTTATCGTTGTAGCGGTCCCATTCAACGTATACGTTCCATCTCCATTTGCAGTACAAGTAACACCATTCACTGTAGTAGTCTGCAAAGTAGCATTCAGCAAATTCTTCCCGCACACCTTCACCGTTGGATTCACCACGCTTTTAATCTCCTGCGGATAATCAGGAGAGGGTGACGGCTGACCGCCAACGTAGGGTTCGAAATCTGCATAAGTAGCTGTTGTATCTGTTGTAAGCATTGGCTTAAATATTAGATTATTTACTGTTACGCCACTTTTAACTAAAATTGCTATGTTACTTTCAGCTTCTTTAAAACTGCCAATTGATATTCCAGAACCATACTCATCTAAGATTTCTGGATTTCCACCTTTTCTGTATGATCGGAGAAAATACTTTTGTGCCGAACCACCACTAGGACAACCAACCATTTTAAGGGAGCTTGCGCTACCATATACATCTGCAAAATTATAATATACAACAAAAACTGCAATGTCTGTCGCTGTACCATTCAACGTATACGTTCCATCTCCATTATTGGTACAAGTAACACCATTCTGTGTAGTAGTCTGCAAAGTAGCATTCAGCAAATTCTTCCCCGAATACTGTTTCTGCTCAGACTTCCCATACACCATCATATTCTGAATTGGACCGTTATCTGAGTTTTTCAGGTGCGTTTCTCCCTGATTGCTGGCATAGATTTTTGTAATCTTCTTATCTGTTTCTTCCTTCAGGGCGGTGATGTCTTCTTTATTCTGTTGAATCTGCGCTGCCTGCTCTGGGGTTGCTCCGGGTTGGGTTTGATTTTTCTCTATCTTTTTCTTGAGAATTGCATATGCGTCATCTCCTCGCATTCTTCATTCCTCCTTAGATCAGATACCAGGTATCTGTTGTTTTTTCGTATTTGTAGTAGTCTCCTGTGTCTAACATAAGACAACTGCTGCCAGTCTGGATATAATGCGGAAGTTTCCCTTTATCTTTCGCAAGTCCTTCATAAAAGCGAATTCCTCCAGGTTCTGTTCCAGTACACGTCAGACTTCCTAAGTCCCAGATCTCTTCCCCTTCCTTATAGAGCTTTCCATCTATGATTTCAGTTCCTGTTGCTTTCATGTTGTTTCTCCTTTCTAAAGTTCTTTCAGTGCGACTGCATCCATATAATACTTCTTTCCTTTTTGGTAAAATACAAATAACGTGTCCTTTTCTACTGTGATTCCTCTAATCACAGGCTCTGATCCGCTTTTAAATTCCGGTGTGTATATATTTTTTGCTGAACTAGGGTTTTGGTCGACATCTCCAACACTGTATACATTCTTATTGTTCGCCACGTATATCGCATTATTGTATAAAGAAAATCTCCATGGTCTGAATGTTCCAGCTATTTCGCTCGTGGTCGTGCATTTAAGGGTGTCTGTTCCGTTTCCGGAATATTCGTACAGCTTATTTCCATAAGTATCTGACACAAACTGTCTTCCCTCGAACTTTCCAACTGGGAAGTTTCCATCAAGTATTTCCATATCAGTTGATCCAGTATCTGTGGATTCTATCTGGTAGATTCCCTCAGTTTCAAAATCTCCTGTCAATATTGACAGATATACTTTTCCGTTTATTTCTATCGTATTCGTTGCCCTCAATTCCGGAGAATTGCTCAGTCTGAACGAGAACGCATATCTATAAGGGATAAATTCTTTCTTTTCCGCAACTGCTCCTTTTCTGAATACAAAATGTGTAGCATAATCAGACCATGTTTCTTTTTCTCCTGAAGATGTGTCAACCTGCTGTGTCCATACAACGTAAAAATGAAAATCTCCGTCTTTCGAGAAGAAATATGCAGGTTCAGCATGAGCTGTTCCAGATATTGATTTAATCGGGAAGTACAGTTTCGTTCCTGTATAGCTGTCTTTTATTTCTCCATCTTCGATTATCATGAACTTATTGAAATAAGCTATACAATCACTTGTGCTATCTTTTGGCTTATACCAGGTGAAGTCCATCACGTATATCTTCCCGCCAGACTCATTTGACAGGACGTATCTTGTATAATCGCTTTCTTCTCCCTGTTCGTCCGCTTTTTCATGTGTCCCCCATGTATATATCTGACTTATATATGGTTTATCAGGGTTTACTATTTCTAAGCTCTTTTGATATCCGGTGCCCTGCTTCTTTGAATAATTTGTGAAATATCCCACCGACGCTCCAGTTTCGCAAAGAAGCTTTGTTTCAAAACACCTTGCAGGCACACGAATTCCTGGCTTTCCTTTCTGCTTTCTCCAGAAAATTTCTTTTCCACCTCTTATTTCGTCAATTGACTGTCCATCCAAGCTGAATTCATTTATTTCTTCTTTTCCCAGAAATGCTCTGTAAATCATCAATCTTCCTCCCAGGTGCAATAAAGTGTATCATCTCTGATCTTTCCAGATTTAAGCATAGAAGAATATTTATCGTAGGAAAGTTTCTTAACGCATTTAAAGTCAGCTACCTTTATCTCTGCTTCTGCTGCCTGCGTTGAAAAATCGCTTCCTGATGATCCCGATGAAAACTCTTTGTAGCTAATCTTCGGAAGTTTCGAACGATTGCGGGAAATCTGTGCAACATGTTCCTGCGTGTGTTTTCCAAGCTGACTTTTATTTGAGTTATACGGTCCATTCTCAGCGCTGTACGTTTCCATGATTCCTCTTCCAGTAATCTCCATCGTTCTTGACATGATATAGCTATTGATTTTCCATGTGATGTCTTTTCCTTCTGGATATTCTGGAAGTGGCGGTGTTCTCTTTTTGATCAGCAGCTGAATCTTACTTCCGATTCTCGTTAACGGATTTCCTCTAACTCTCACCTTGTATCCCTGTGCCAGGTATAAATGCTGATTGTCTATCTTTGTAGTCGTTCCATAGCAAATTTTCATTAGCGGTTCCACTCTTGTAAGTGCTCCGTATTCGTCTGCATCAAAAACGTATTCTATCCAGTCATCATTTCCAACAAAGAAGCTATCTCGGATGTAATAGATATTGGCCTCATAAGCATCCTGAGCGGATATATCGCCAGGCGAGAATAATCCTGGATAAGGATCCGGAATAAATTCCTTCGGATACCATATTCTTCCTTCTGTTATTTCGGTTGAATCATCTGCAACTACGTCATAATGTGTGGATGAATCATAATACTCATATGACTCAACTCCATCTTTTGACGTACCGGATACTCTTGCGTTTGGTTTCACTGTCAGATATCTGAATTTCCCGTTCCGGTTCATCCAACCAAATACGGAATTCTGCAAGCATAAGTCTTGCAGAATATCAACTGGTTTCATCTCTCCAGAGGTCCAAGTATTTGGAACGTATGTATCATCATACTCCAATTCCGCGTCCTCCTGCTCTATCCCCAGGTATTCAAATAGTAGCGTCCTGAAATGTTTCTGCTTCAAGATTGCCTGTTTATCTGTCGTCTGGTTTTTATACCATCTGGCAACATCTACGTTTCTGAATTTGTATAGGTAATCGTAAGCTACTATCGTTCTTACCAAAAGTCCGCTTGTCCTCTTTCCGGAATCTATCGTCCCTGTGAAGAGTCGTACTTTTGTGCCTTCGCATTCAATGTAGAGTTCTATATTTCCGCGCGGCACATGTTCGTCTTCAGATCCCCAGAACTGATGCGATCCTGTCTGGAATGTAAGGCAGTTAGAAATGCATCCTCCCCATATGAAGTACCTCTCATTGCAGATGGATTCTTTTAATTTCATACTTTTCTTTACGATATCTGTATTTGTCAGGTCGTGGAATTCTCCGTTTGGCCAGTGCACAGTTATCTTGATGTCAGTATTTTCTTTCATAAAAGGATTTGTTGCATCCTTGGTCACGAATACTGAGAAATCTTCGAACCATACCTGATCCAGATTGTCTCCCTTGGTTTCCTGGTAAGATACAGTTATCGTTTGTTCTCCAGTTACGCTGGTGTCCAAGTTGGACACGCTATAATTCGTTGTTTCTCTTTCTACCCCGCGACTGTCTATGATCATAACGACCAATCCTGATAAATCCAAATTTTCTCCGGATTTATAGTATGTTTTTACAGGGTAATGAGCGATTCGGATATTTTCCGTTGTTCCATATACATTTACCGTAAAGGTGTCGGTAAATTCTTTGTACGTAACTGTAACGATCTGTTTCCCAGGTGTACCGCTGGTATACCCAGACACACTATAGTCTGTTATGTCTTCTGTTTCTCCAGTATCGCACACTGCCGTTACGGTCAAACCGGTTAAATCAATGTTCTCTCCTACAATGTATTCTGTTTTTGTCGGGGGTGTTATCTTTATGGAGATGAGCACCCCACTCCATGTGATGGTTGCGTTTTTTGCCCCCCACGGGCTTCCAGATATGCTATCTTTAAAGCGTTTTATTGATATTTCCGAAGCATCCGCGTTAAATGCGCTTTCTCCTATACTTCTGATCTTATTTCCAATACTAATGCTGTTAAAGTGTGCAGCTGTAAATGCAGATGTTTTTATCTCTTCTACATTCGGCAAAGATAAGTTCCCCGTTATTTTTGCCGAATAAAATGCGTACACACCTACTTCTTTAATATTTTCCAGTCCACTTATCGATATTCCTTCGTATATTGCAGCGAATATCGCATCGCCGAGCGTTGTTATTCCGGTTGCTATTTCTACTCTTTCGATATACTTGTAAATGCTTATAAATGGAGGGCTTAGTACATCATAATCTGCTGTTTCTCCCGTTCCTGACAGGCTTAATATTTTGTTCCGTATATCCGACGTTGCTACTATGTCAGTTTCGACTGGATTTCCAATGTTTTTTTTCAAATTCACGTAAATATTGAATGGTTGTGAAGTGAATCCTGTTTCTGTATCTGTTACCGTCACTTCTTTTATTCCGATGGCCAACATGTCCGGAGAGCTTACGGAATATCCTTTTGATGTTTCTTCTTTTCCGTCCCCGTATACAAGCATTACTGCCATTCCGTCAGTATTTATTGAGTCTCCAACGAAATAATCTATTTTATTTGGAAGTGTTACGATCTTAAGTTCCTTCGGAAGGTCTTGGAACGAGTATGTCTCTGCTTTTATTTCCCATGTAAGTCCCGAGCTATCTTTTCGATAGCAAGAAGTTTGAGCTGATACGCTTTTGTTCGCTGCCGTTGTCGCTGGTCCGTAAAGAGAATATGTTTTGCCTCCAGATGTAAGTGTGCCTTTCCACCCTGTTGTCAGGGTTTGAGTAGTCCCGGAAATATATATGTAAATATCGCCAGTACTAAAAAAATATATCTCAAATGGAAAATACCCTTTTCTGTAGTTTCCTGAGAGCGATCCTTCGCTTCTGAATTTTGCTACTCGTACGGAATTGTTTAAGATTGTCTCGATGAAATAAATCCTTGATTTTGAAGCGTAATAGGTGTCTCCGGAGTTATTCAGTTTATTCCGCATTACATCTATTTTCTTCGTTCCGTTGAAACTAAGCGTGCCATTCGTATAGCATAATACGTTGTTGCATTCTTCTCCGTCGAACATAAACCACGGTATGCTTGCCGTATTTTTATCCGAAGTCATCTTTTTCGTGTTGTTGAAGATATCTTCAAATGAAGGTGCTGTCACAGTAATCTTGTATGTATTCGTATATCCTTTGTATCTAACGACTACATTCTTTTCTCCGATTGTTCCCATGTCTGGTTCTTCGACTTCGAATCCGCCCGTCACTTCTACGGATACTTCATCTTCATCAGTTACTTCCAGGATCATCCCTGATGTAATAATCGTTTCAAGTGTCCAGTATTCTTTTTTATTCGGTTCTGTTTTTATCGAAACACTAGCAATTTTGTTTAGCGCTTCGAATTCTACTCCATATTTTTCAGCATACTCTTCTGCGGTAGATGCCACATATCCTCTGATTTTCTTTGCTTTTAAAGTGCTGTTATCCGAATTTGTATTCTCTATGCTTACGTTTCTACTTAAAATAGTAAGAATCAAATCTGTTTCTGTTGAATTATAAAATGCAAAATTCCCTATCTGATTTACTGATTCTGGAATCGTGACTTCTTTTAAAGAGCTACAGTATTCAAAGCAATTGTTCCCGATTGTTAAAAGTCCATTTGGCAGCGTCGCTTCTGTCATATTGGTCATATTATAAAAGCATTCGCCATTTAATCCTGTGATGCCTTCTTCGACTACTAATTTCTTTACTTTATCAGAATACTGTCCTCCATCATTCAACAAGCCGCCCTCTCCTCTGGAAGGAGAATATATGTGCTGTGTTTCACCTGCTCCTGAAATAGTCAACAGGCCCGTTAAAACATTTAATGATGCTGTGATATCTGTCGGGTTTTCGTATCCGATATTAGACGTAAGAGTATCTGTGATTGTTATGGTGGCTGTCCCTGTTATATTGCGATATTTCATCGTAATTTCACATGTGCCGACTGTCGAACTGTCGAACCCGGAAAAAATCAATCCATCACTGTAGGTGCTTACTGTTTTTTGATACCCGTCATCATATTCGACTGTGCAGTATGCTCCCAGAAAATCATCTCCGACTAAATATGTCGTTTTTGATCCGTCTGACAATGCAATAGTCGCAGAAGTTGATACGTGTATATCTATTTGTTTTTCCAGTCCTTCGTAGGTGATTGTTAATGTGTTCGTCCCTGCTACAGAGCTATCGAATCCAGATACTTCAAATCCAGATGATGTATATGTCGTTTTTCCGCTTGCGTATTTTACATCAATACCTGTTACTTTCGGCTGTTCATCATTTAAAAGTATATGGTCTATTTCTGTATATACCGTTACTATTTCACTAGGCACATCTTTCAGTATTTGCAAGTCAAATGTAGTCGTGCAATTTTTAAATGATACTGTGAGCGTATTTGTCCCTACTGTGGAACTGTCGAATCCGGATACAGAATATCCGTCTATGGCAATAGTTTCTCCATCACTTGTCGTTCCTGTCACTACCAGGCCTGCAAGATCCAGAGTCTGTCCTTCGTAGTATGAGGTTTTATCTGGCATGGTTGTGACCGAAATGCTGGTGTACGTCTTTCCCGGATACATTTCGTATGTTACTTCCTGCGATTCACCTGCATTGCCAACAAGGACATATAACGGCATCGTTGTAGATGTCGTTATGTTCAAGGATTTAGTGTTTGTTCCGTCCGTGATAGATGAAGTGCCTATATAGGAGCTGTTTGTTGGTATCTGGATTATATTTACGAATATTGTCTGTCCTTCAATTAAAAATACTTCATATTTCACCGCATATGCTGCCGCAGTGCTGGAATAATATGTGTATCCTTCGACGCGGATTTTCAAAAATTTCTTTCCTGTATTCAGAGTTCCTTCCTGTCTGTAGATATAATATACCGTTCCGTCACGTCGACATATTTTTAGCTGTTCTGTGCTCTTTCCAAATCCAATCCAGTTATTTCCATTGACATATACGGTGCTTACTGTCTTCCCGGCATAGGTAAACCAGTCAACGCCGGTTACACTAACGGTGTTGTCATCTTGTTTTTTGTTATTAATGATTGCTGTCATTCCATCAGTGGTGTTAAGCAGCGATTCAAAAGTATAAGTATCTGCCATGATGTCGTCCTCCGTTAGTTCTCAGTAAATTTAAGGGCAAACGAATTGTATATGATATCTTTATGCTTCGGATCCACCTTACGCATTTCGTGCTTTGTATCATCCATGCGGAAATAGCCATTCTTGTAAATGAACTTTCTGGTATCCCAATATGAAATGATGTATTCGTTTAGCCCGTCTTTTTGTCCGCCGTTTATAATTGAATAGATCTTTTCAATATCAGCCTGGTGTAGCTCTTTTTTTATCTTAATCGTTATTCTGGTTCTTTTGTGTTCGTATTCGTCCGCATGGAAATAACCAGATTCATCAGTCCAGTCGTTTGCAATGTTTCCCATTTCCGGTTCTGTACTATAGCCAGACGGTTCCATGTATTCAACAGGAAGCTCTGTTCCATTAAATTTAATGATCCATCCTTCAAATGCTGACATTTTTACCCCCTGTTAAACATGCATCTGCCATTCATGGCATAGAATTCATCGCCGTACTGTTGTATCGCCCGCATCATTGTCTCTGTTCCGAGTGTGAGATACAGGTTGATAGTTCCGGTTTCCTTTGCTTCCTGTCCCACATTTGCCTTGGCCGCAGTAATTCCGCTTAATATTGTTTCAAGCGAGTTCATCTGTTGAATATTTTCCTGTTCTCCTGCAAATGTATTCTGCGAAGCTGCAGTATCCTGAGAAAATCTCATACTCTGATTTACATAGTTTTGCACATCTCTCATTTTGTTCTGAAAGCCTCCGCCGTAGGATTCAGCTGAATTCTCTCCGAATCCGGTAAATACTTTCGACGGAGAATGCATGTCCAGTGATGTCCTCGTCTGAGCGATGGCCGCTTCGCACATCTCTCTTACTGATTTTGTTACGGCATTTGTCCCGGATTTAATGCCGGAAGCGAAGCTCTGGGCCGCGGTTTCTCCCAGTGTTTTAAGAACTGAATCTGAAGCTTTATTCTTGACTCCTGTGATCACAAGCTGTCCAACCTGTTCCGCAGTATGCTTCACAAGATTCTTTCCTGAATTCATTCCGTGTGCAAGTCCACGATCTACATTTAAACCGGTATCCTGCATTTCTTTTGAAGGAGAATTGATTTTCAGAGGTTCGTTGACTCCGTTTTTGATATTCTCTCCTACTTGAACTGCAAGATCTTTTACTGTGTCACTCTTCTGGTCAATTCCATCGAATAATCCCTGTGCTGCTTCGTATCCGGTGATTTTCCAACTCTCGTAAATCTCATCCGCCGCTGATTCGATTTCTCCTGTGATATTGCCTGCAGATATCGCCCCGTCAGTGGCGTATTTCATAGCATCATCCCAAGCAGTGTTTGCTCTTTCAATTTCACTGGCTGTCATGTTTGCAAATTCAGACACCAGTTCAGCTCCCTGTGGTCCCATGTTGGCCAGTTTTTCAAGAATTCCCTGATTGATCCCTTTTGTTGTAAGAGTTTCCAGATTGTCCGCCCAGTTTCTCATGGCTTCAGCCTGAGATTCCATGTTCTCTAAGGTTTTATTCTTTGCTTCCTGCAGTTCATCTCCATAAAGATTTGTAGCTTCTCCGAAGATGTTAATCTGATCGTAGGCTTCTTTGACAATCTTGTTGGTTGCAAGAGCTACTGCTTCAGCGTACTGGTTTACCGCTGCCTCTTTCTCTTTCAGCATTTCTTTCTGCCCTTCAGCAGCGGCTGCATTTCCCTCTTCTTCTGCAGTATTTTCCTTTGTTGCTTGCGTAGCATTTTCGGTAGCGTCTGTAACGTCTTCCTGGGCTTTCTTAAGATTGTTAAGTTCCTCTTCTACAGCTTTAGCGGACTTTTCGTTTTCCTCCTGCTGCTCTGTATTTTTTATCATAGCCTCTGATAATTCATCATAGGAGGCTTTTGCGTCTGCATCACCGCCACTTAATGCAATCATCCATTTTGGAGCTGTCGTAAACTGATCATACTCAGGATCACTCATGCCTTTTGTGATCTCAGACTGTTGCTCCATCATAGTGTTGTATTCATTCTGCAGCTTTATTTGTTCTACTTTTAAATCATTCTGTTCTTTTATAAGCTGCTTTTGATACTCTGCCTCGGCTTCTGCTTCCGACATGGCTTGGCTCTGTGTTATGTAATCTTTCATGGCATCAACTGTCATGTTGATTGAGCCTGTTTGCTCATCGTACTGCAGGTTCAGATCCGGAACTAATTCATTTAATTGTGTTATGTAGTCTTTCATAACCTCAGTTTCTTCATTGCTCCGGTTTGTCTTTGATGCCAGTTCTCCGATCTGATCAGCTAAGGTCTGCGCATACTCGCCTTTTGCTTTTATAGTATCAAGGGTTTCTCCGTAATTTGATATGGTACTGTCTACATTCTCGGATGTCCTTTTTGCGGATTCCACAAGTCCATCATTCGCGTCTACGATTCTCTGTACCTTTCCTGACACTTCCCCGCAACTGTCTCCGTATGACACAACTGCAGCCGTTCCTGCTGCCAGTGCAGTTGTAAGAAGTCCAACTGGTGTCAGTGTCGCTCCGAATACAGATGCAATCTTAAGTGTCGCCAGTGCTGTTCCGACTGATGTGATCGCCGGTACTGCCAGATCCATGTGGTCAATCAGCATGTCAATTCCATCTTCCGCAACCGGAAGGAACTTATCTTCGATTGGATCCGCAATTTCAAGCTGGAATTTTCTCCCCAGTTCTTCCCATTTATTTGTCAGAGAGTCATATTCAATGTCTTTTACAGACTGCATAGTTCCGGTGACATCCGCGTATGCATCATTAACTTTATTTAAAGACTGGATCATCTCCAGTGAGTTATCTTCGCCAAGCGATGACCACATGTTACTTGCAAGGGTTAATGCTTCCTGCTGATTCGTAGCGCTTGCAAGGTCTGTAACGACAGAATTGAATACATCTTTTGATGTGGCTTTTCCTACCTGAAAAGCTTTAAATATCGCCTGTGTCTTTTCTGAGAAGTGGTTCAGGTTGTCCGACATTCGTCCATCATTCAGTGATATTCCAAATTCTTTAACAAAGTCATTGACTTTATCCAGGTTGTACGAACCGGATTCGAGACCATTCTGTAGAATCGAGAACATTTCTTGTGCAGAAAAGCCTTGTTGCGCCCAGAGTGGAGCATATTCTGCTAAGTTATCCACTAACTCTCCGGATTTATCCAAACCATTCTGTGCGCCTTTTGCGATATAGTCAAAAGCCTTGTCTGCCGAAAGTCCCATGCTACTCATTAGTGCATCAACGCCTCTGATAGACTCCTGAAAGTCCATTCCGAACACATCTTCCAACGCGATTGCGTTTTCAGTTATGTCAGATATCTTTGACGGATCCGTCTCTCCCATGTACTGTTTGACTTTTGCCATATCGTCAGCAACAGTTCCAAGAGAATCCCCGTAATTGTTTCCGTACAGGTCTTTAATTTCCCTTGAAAACTCTTTCATGCTCTGAGCTGACGTTCCGGTGCTGGCTTCAAAGTGCTGAGTTGCGTTTTCAACCTCTTCGATTGTTTCCTTTGCCTGCGCTGCCATTTCTTTCAAGGCATCTACTGCAGTATTTACAAGGTTTTCCTTGATGATTTCTCCGACATCTTTGGTTACAGATACTGTCTCCTGCGCACTATCATTAAATTCTTCGAGACTGTCCCCGCATTCATCTGTAGCGTCAGAAGCACTTCTCATAGCTTCTTCATTCTCATCCAGCTGACGACTGAGTTTTAAAACCTCAGTCTTCGCATCGTTAAGTTTCTTTTCCCAGTCCTGAACACGGTTTCCGGCAGTCTGATAGTTCTTTTCCCCTCTTGATATTGCTTCTGCCAGTTCTTGAACGGTTTTCTCCTGTTCCTCTAATTCACTCTGTGTCATTGAAGAACTGTTCTTCATTTCTTCTAAGGACCTGGTTGCTTCTTCATAATCCTGTTTCAGCGTTTCCAGACCTTGTCCGACTTTATTGTACGATTCTTTCGCATGTTCAAGAGCGTCGTTGATTGCTTCCTGTTTCTTTTTTGATTCATCCAGCACTTTTGATAAGACTTCGTGAACTTTCTGGAGAGATTCCATGGAATCTTCCTGACCTTTTGCTTCTTCGGTGACATAATTCATTTCAGAGCGTAGAGTTTTTAATGTTTTTTCACAGTCGGTAACAGCTGACCGGAATTCTTTTTCTCCATCCAGTGCGATAATCGCACCTATTTTTTTTGCTGCCATGTTCTCCCTCCTTTCAGATGTCAAGAAGCGACACTCTTACGGGTGGAAGCTTGTACAAGCCTCTCTTCGCTTCAAAATTGTGATTTTCTTTATGTACCTGGAATAATTCTACCCATTGTCCAAGATAGAGCTGTTTTACTTCCCTTTTTCGCAGTCCAAACTGCATTCCCATGTAAAGAAGCCACGCAAAGTTTATCGGTTCTGGTTCTCCTGATTCTCCCTCTGCGTGGTCTCCTGGTTTTTTACTCTAAAGCAGTTTACGTACTCCTTCTGAAGGAGTGCTGAAATCTCAAAAACTGTCTGTTTCATTTTTCTTGCAAGCTGCTTTGCAGTAATATGTTCCATTTTCTCTCCGGACTCTTCATTCTGGATGTCAATTCCTTCGTTGATCATTAATTCCAGTCCATAATTGAGCATCTTCATATCCGGGTCTTTGTACTCCCATACTTTTCCCGGAATCATGATTTCTTTTCCATTTTCATCAATAGCCGGTGTCCCGTCTGCATTTTTCTTCGGTACCATTCCGTCTACTCCTTCGCGGAACCTGATTCCTTTTTCAAATTTTTCGATCGCCCCGTACTTGTCCTGGATGCACTCCAGGACGTACAGGTCGCATTTGATCGGGTATTCTGTTCCGGCAATATTAATATGGTTTAATCCTTCAAACATAATGGTCTCCTTATAATGCGCTAATGTTAGCTTTTGTCTTTAACCATGTGATTGCTTCGGCTTCTGTGTTAAAGATTTTTCTGTCTCTCCACATTTTTTTGCCTTTTTCGTCAGTCTTATCTAACGCAATTGCCTTTCCACTGATGGAGGGAGTCTGGTACTCGATGTTGTCTCCTTTTGTCTTGAAAGATTCTTTACCGCCCTGAAATTTTACTTTGTACATCCACATTGCGACAAATTTACTTACGCCACTCACCTTTTCCTGAGTAACAATTCCCATTCCAACATAGTTTGCTTCATCGCCTGCAGAGTCTGTGATTTCATTCTTGTCTTCCGATACGGTGTGACCATACAGAACCTCTTCTGCCTCAACCGGAAGGGTGGTCGTTCCAAGAGTGATATTTGCATTCTTAAATTCGTTGTCATACTCTGCCTGAGAGTTGTCTCCGTAGAGAGACCCTTCTGCATACTGCGGATCGATGTCTGTGCTCATTGCTTTTCCGCAGACAAATCCTTTTGTGTATGTAGGTGTTGCCGCTGTGTAATCCCCCAGCGCAAAAATTGGTGTTGTAAGTCCTATGTATGCCATTTTTATTCCTCCTCTAAATCTTCTTCTACCTGAAAAGAAAAGCACAGGTGGTTATATCCGGTTTCCTTTTCGTATAAAGTTGTAATATCAGTTACCGTCATTTTGTTCTGGCGTAATAGTTTTCGAATCTTTCTTCTTGGTTTTGTATAATCAGATTTTGTGTACAGGTGTACCTGCATATTCTGGATCCATTCCTGATCCTCATTGTCTCCGTACAGTCCCGTTTCTTCTATCTCCGGATTGTATACGATATAAAAATCAGGTGGCTGTTCATACGGGCAACACAGTGGCCAGATATTCTCTGTCACCGGTCTCAGTGCTTCTTCAATCTTCGAATTAATGCTGCTCATATTATTCACCACCTGTCAGTTCATTAAATTTGTTCTGCATCTTTTCAATGCATTCATCTTCGGCTTTTTGATTTGCTTTTGAAACAACATTTCTTGCTGCCTGTCTCGAAGTTCCGTAATTCAGATAGGCAAGAATCTCGTTGTACCGAGTACCCTTCTTATTTTTCCCTTTGGCCGTTACTGAAACAAATCGTCCATGGCTATTTTGCTTTGGAGTATTTGCTTTTATTGATTTTTCAAGTTCTCCGGTTGCATAGCCTCGGGTTGCTGCTATGTTCACCTGTTTTTTAAGCTCTTTCTCAAGAACCGGAGCTGCTTCTTTCAACATTTCATCTGCTATTTCATCTGAATTTGTAAGGCCGTTTAGTTCTTTCAAGATATCGTCAAATCCTGTCGTTTCAAAACTCATCTTATCACCCGCATGTCAATTCAATTCTAGCTTTCCCGGTTTTGTACGCGCGAACAATCTGGTATTCGTATCCATCTACAAGTACTTTTCTGGCGTATGCAGGTCTCCCTGCTTCCATATGCCTTGTCATCTCCCAGTCTTCTGCTCTAACTGATAAGATAATTGATACATCTATGCCAGATCGCATAGCCTCGTACTTTTCAGTCCGCCCTACGGACTTTTCTTCGGCATACACTTCTATTTCATGTCTTGCCGGTTCAGGAAATCCATTCTCGTTCTTCTTTTTGTTGTCTACTTCATTCCAGATAAGTGTGATCATGTCTCTTCCTCCGAATTCTTTTTATAGTTTCCGGAAAGAGCCATCGTGTCTCTTAGAGCTTCGTATGCCTCCTGGAATCTTTCTGTCTTGTCGTCGTATCCGTAGTGAGCTTTGCAGTATAACCGGATAGCCTGCCGGTATGATGGATCTGTTTCATTTCCATACACGCCAGCAAGTTCCAGTTCTTTTTTGCAGGACGGTATCAGAGCCTCTAATTCTTCTTTTCCTTCCTGGCTGTTCACCCGGATAAATCTCATCAGCTCAGTTATTAAATCGTCCATAATTGCCCTTTCTCACTTATCCTTCGTCATGTTTTAAAAGCACGTGTGCTTTTGTGGTTGTCGGTGCACCATCTACGATTGCATATCCGCAGTAGTCTACTTTTCTAAGTTTTACATGCTCTTCTGTCATTACAGACATATCTTTGTTTACGTTTGCGATATACCCGATGAATGGGCTGGAAATCAGGATCTCACCGTCTTTCATGGAATCATCCTGTTTTACTTCCATGCCAAGGATTCTGTTTACACTTCCATTTACCGGATCCGGAACCATGATTGGTCTCTTATTTGTATCAAGAATGGTCGCGATCTCGCTCCAGATTGTTGCATTGTTTGCATATACCTTAGCTTCCTTGGCTCCAACTGTTAATCTAGCTCTGGCATCTGCAAAGTCTGCATATTTCAGCGCACCGGCTTTGTATTTGATAATCTGCGGTGTTTCTGATTCTTTCTCCAGCGCTGTAATAATTCCCATCGGCTCTGGCTTGAATTCTGTTGCTGATGGCTTTCCTTTTCCATGTGATACACCATATCCCATTCCAGCGCCCATTTTTCTTGCCAGCTGTCTCTGGATATATGGGATAAAGTCTTCGATTGCCATTTCTCTTAATTTCCAGGATACTGTAACGGATCTGGAAAGTTCGCATCCGGTAAGTGATACCTCTTTAAGAGTATCTTTTCCGTCTTCAGTTTCTGTTGCTTCGTCATACCATTTTGCATCTGTAGAATCATTTTCAACCAGTGCAGAATAGTTTCCTTTCACGTATGTCTTCTGGATATCATCCCAGAGAGGATAAGTATCTTCGATAAGCTGCCAGATTCCTGCTGCCACTGTCTTAGGAATAACGATTCCGGTGTTCTCTGTAGTGTGAGTGAAGTCATTCACCATCTTTACCATCTCGGCTTCTTCGCCAGTGATAGTTTTTCCCATCATCAGCTTTGCCCAGGCTGTTTTGTATCCTTCAGATGCATACATTTCTTCTTTTTCAGAATTTGTTTTTCCGTTTAATCCCAGCTGTAATGTTGCAGTTGCATTCTGCAGTCCCTCTGGGTTTACTCCAGAAAGATTCTGAATGTTAACTCCTACCTGTACTGCTTTTAAGGCAGTCAGATTCGCCATTGCTTCCTGCATTTTCGCCTGCTTTTCAGCTTCTTTTTCTTCAGCTTCCTGCTGTTTTTCATCAAGTTTTTTGATCTCATCCATTTTTGCATTGGCTTCTTCGATTTTTCCTTCGTTAATCAGTGCCTCTGCTTCTTTTTCTAACGCTGCTCTTTTTGTTTCGTACTCTTTTCTATTCAAATCTGTTTTCTCCTTTCATTCCGATCAGTCTCAAACGCGCCTTTGCTACCGCTGCGTCATGACTGTCGGCTTCTCTCATCATTGCTCTTACCTTATCCATCATCTCAGAAGTTGGGAGTTTGAACATGTTTCCGGCTATAAGCGGAAGTTTTTCTTCCGGTTCTTCAGCAAACATCACCTTATCAATCAAACCTCTCTCCTGTGCCTGTTCTGCAGTCATCCATGTTTCTGCTTCCATCATTGCAATCGCATCCTCTCTGGACATTCCGCTTTTTGCCATGTATGCGGTGCATAATGCATTATCAGCAGTCGAAAGTACATCTGCCATATGTTGCAGATCATTATGATTTCCACGGGCCCCAGAAGATACACAATGTACCATCATCAGGGCCGTTGGTGCCATTTCGCAGTATCCGGCCATCGCTACGATAGACGCGGCACTGCAGGCTTCTCCAGTAATATAGATTTTTACATTCTTTTGATTTCTGAGAATCGTGTAAATTTCTGAACCCACATCAATCACTCCACCTCCAGAGTTGATATAAACTTCAAGTTCGTCTCCATCGATCATTGCATCAATTACTTTCTGCACATCTCTGGGACAGGTGCTGTCTTCCTCAAACCATTCGTAGAACCATTTGTAATCATTTGGAATCATAGCTCCACGAATATCCACCCTATATTTTTTCGGCATTGTTCTCACCTCCCTCAATCGGCTTTGGTATTGCTGTCTGAAGCAGCCTGCCAATCACATCGGCTATTACAAAGCAATTCTCTTTATCCATTTTTTCAAGTGCTGTTTCAACCATGTTGACCACCTGGGTATCCAGTCTTCTAATCGGTTGATCTCCGCCTTTAATCGGCGCCATGTTCATGGTACCTCTCCATTCATTCGGAGTCATAGCTCCGCGGTCAACCATTGCCTGGAAATTCAGCTTTGTACTCAGACTGGCGCACTGCAGGTTGCTGGCTTCATATACGATCGTATTCCCAAAGTAGTATTCGTTTCTGGTAAACAATCTTTCCGTCATTATCTGTCCAAGCTGGATCGCTACCGGTTCAATCTCTGCTTCGAAATAAGCATTCCATTCATCTTCGTTCCATGCTGACTGCACGATTTTTTTATTTGTGTTGAAGAATGAATACACTCTGTCTGTGATCCGGTCTGACTGGCTGGCATTCGGTACGTAATCCTTCGGTTCAATCTGCTTTGCTTCTGTTTTTGAGTCAATTCCCGCTGCCCCGAACGTTTCGCTTTCAACTGAAAGATAATTATCAACAAATTCCTGTGTATTCTTCTTTACATCCTCCGGTCTGAGAGACTGGGAGAATTTCAGTAGCCAGCGAATCATTCCACTGTTCTTAATTGCTTTTACAATTCCCTGGTCGATATAACCGACGCATTCCATCAATGGCTGTAACGCCTTAATCGGGCTTTCTCCGAACAAATCGCTTTCGCAGAAATCCTGCCGTAAATGGACAATATCAGAATATGGAAATGTTCCCTGTTTCCCGTTTTTATACGTAAATTGCAGGAACAATACTCCGTCTTTGTCGTATTTTGCCTCGACCATTACCGCCGGAATTGGATATAGTTGCATTGGTATTCCATTGTCGTCTCTCACAATCAGAGCAAAGGCGTTGTTATTCAGGCACAGCTGCATCGCCATCTTTTCCTGAAACTGTTGTGCTGTCATGTATGGGTTTGGATATTCTAGCAACATCCGGATATACGGTTTGGGATTTACCGTAAGTCCATTTTTGTCATATCTGATATGCTTCGGCACTAGTTTCCCGATTGCCTTCGCTTTCGGTCTTATGCAAGCGCGAATAATATCCGATTCGTACAATTTTCCATTCCAGGAATAATAGTATTCTCCCCAGGTTGTTACCATTTTAAATTGGTCCTGTTGAGTCGCATTCTTCATTTCTGTCGGGTCTCTGCTCCGAGAATTTTTTCTTGAAAATATCGCCATATCTTTTCTCCTAAAAATAAGCAAACGCCGCTCGTAAAAATGAGCGGCGTTTCATTTTGGTTAAGTGGTTATTAAATTATGTTCATGTAATCAGTAATATGGTCCTGCATGACCACGTAGGCATCCATCAGAGCTGCTGTTCCATCAATTCTTCTGGTTGCTTTACTTGTCTTCATCAGTGATATGTTATCATTCTTATCTACATCTACGGCAGCGTTGCATAGGCACCAACGATCAACCGGATTGCTGTTGTACACGATCAGGTTTGATCTTAAGTCTGCCTGAAGGCATTTCAATGGTTGAGACTCCGTCTTCTTTCCCTGATGGACAGCTTCCATGACGCCTTTGCCGAAGTAATCCTCCATATCCTCTACGAAATATGTAGCACTCCATGCGTCATATCCTACCATCCAGATGTAAATGTCGCGTTCTTCCTGGATTTCTACAAACCAAGATCGAACGTCTCTGAAAGAAACCTTGTTTCCCTGACATGTCCGCACATATCCTTTTTGGATCCAGATATCGTACGGAATTTTATCTTCCTGCACTCTCTTCTCAACCAGATCTTCTGGAATCCAGTACATCTGCAACACATACGTCTTTGGATCATCCGGTACCTTGAACAGTACCTTTGCAGCTGTGAGGTCTGTCGTGGATGATAAATCCACTCCTCCGATTCCGTATCGTGGTTTCAACTCTTTGATATCAAAGGTTTCTTTATTGTCCGCTTCTTCAAACGTAAGCCATGCTTCAGATGATGTCTCGCGGATATTAAATTCCTTACAGAGAATATTTTTAACAAGTCTGGAATCAGCTTTTCCTTTTTCGACTTTTGACTTAAGAGTATTTTTATTTTTGATTGTTCCAAGTCCAGGATTTGCTTTCTGCCAACACTTCTCATCTGTCCATTCTTTGCGGTTGTCCAGCTCGTATATAAAAGCAATGAAGTGTTCGTCTTTGTACCCTTCTGAATCATCATATCCATTAATGACATTCTCTGCTTCTTCGTATTTCTGGTCGTATATATCTTCTCTTACGGTTCCGGCCGTGGAAGTAATATATACAAGCGGCTGTTCTCTTGCACTTACGCCATCGGCCATGATATCGAATAGAGCCTTCCCGTTCTTCCACTGGTGAATCTCATCCATCAAGACACAATGTACATTCAATCCATCAAGTGTATCGCTGTCTGATGCAAGCGGTTTAAACACTCCGTCATTGAAGGACGTGTCCAACTCGGACACGAGAGTCTTTACTCGTTTCTTTAAAGATGGCGATTTATTTACCATCTTCTTTGATTCTAACCAGATGATTTTACTCTGGTCTTTCTTCGTTGCTACTGCATATACTTCTGGCCCTGGTTCTCCATCTGCAGTAAGCATGTACAGTCCAACGATAGAAGCGAGTAATGATTTTCCATTCTTTTTTCCGACGATCAACAGTGATTCTCTGTACTTCCGGTTTCCATCGTCATCTATAAAACCAAATATGGTTGCAAGGTGGGCTTTTTCCCACAATTCCAGTTCAACCCGCTTGCCTCCAAATTTGCCTTTGGAATGGCGACAATATCTTTCTGCAAATTCTAAAATATGGTTTGCTCTTTTTGCGCTGTAATGGTACTTTTCTGGATTCTCGATGTCATGAACAACTTTCCTGTACGTCCGGTACAGTTTGTCGCACACCAGTATTTCTTTGCTCTGTATCTTCTCCCAATATTCCAGTATCGGATTATATGTAAGAGGATACCTAATCGCCCCGGCCATCGATGAAGTCCTCGAATCCATCAGATTTAGGCGCTGGCTTCTCTGTCTTTGGCAGGCAGTCCATCAGAATTTTCATAGCTGCCGTCTGTTTCTGCGACATCTGCAGATACAGTTGCGCATCAGGACTCTGTTTCGTACCGTACTGGTTCTCACCGTTTTTGTATTCAACGGTGGTTCCTTCTCTGATGATCTGTTCTCTCAGATCCTGCATGGTTATCGTCATGAAAGCGACATCTTCGATAGTGGTAAAGGCCAATTTCTTTTTATTTTCGTCAATATCTTTAAACAATCTTTTAAGTCTTCTGACTTCTTTTTCAATTCTCTTAGTTTTGTCTAAATACTCCGAAACGCTGTCATATTCAGCCTCCCGGCGTGCCATCTCTTCTACGCAATCGTCGTAATCGACCATATATACCACACCCCCTTTATGAGTACCTGCGTGTTAAATCAATGTAGGCGTTC